TTTAGATTTAAGTTTTTTATATAATTTCTGCTCTTCACCCACTAGTTTTTAGAGGTAATTTTGTCTTTCTCTTTGCCATTAGTTTTAGGCTTTAGAGACACCAACATAGCAATCAAAGTGAACACTTCAGAGTAAGGTCTTCTAGACAAATACTCTAATAATTGTTTTCTTTGTTCAACTGTTATTTCCATTTTCCTCCTTAATATGGTTTAATTAATTTATCATCAAGATGTATCTTCTTTTCTTTCTGAGTTTTAAGAACTAATCTTAATCCTGGCTGACCTATAATGGTATGCTCTTGCACTTCCATTCTAACTATGTCTTCCAAATAACCATCCTTCTCAACATATATTCTAGCATGACTAATTGCATTGCCTTTAAGTTTATCTGTGAAAGTTCCTAAAAATTGTTGAAGATCTTTAACTAACACTTCCAGCTCCTTTAGTACGGACACTCAAATACTCTGACATCTGCACTTTCAATTCTTTAACTTCTTTTTCTAGTTCTTTTCTTCTACCTATTTCCTCACCCAGTATATTTCTATGTTGTTCACTTATAATCAACATATCTCTTATACGCATACGCAATTCCTGTATAAGTTCATCCTTATCTTCTATTTGTTTAGTCATATCTAACTCTCCTCGATCATCTTTCATATCTTGACAATATAGGATAGTTACCTTAAATTGTCAACCATGGGAGTTCCAAAAAGATTAACAGAAATGCAAAAAAGATTTGCTGAATATCTAGTATTCAACGAAGGTAGAACTACTGGTGCAGACGCAGCAATAGCTGCTGGATACAGCGAGAAGAGAGCAAGAGTTGAGGCATCAGAATTACAAAACCCTAGACTATCTCCATTGGTAGTACAATACATCGGAGCATTACGAGAAGAAAAATTAAAAAAATATGAAGTCACTTACGACAAACATGTTGCAGAACTTGGTAAGATTAGAGAGGCCGCTTTGAACAAAGGCGCCTTTTCAGCTGCGACAAACGCAGAAAAAAACCGTGGCATGGCTGCAGGATTATACATAGACCGCAAAATAATAAAAACAGGTAAACTAGAGGAATTATCAGAGGAGCAATTAGAAGCAAAAATGAAAAAAATATTAGAAGACTACGCGCCGATTTTAAATGCGAAACAGGTTGAAGGTCAGGCATTAGAGGTTAATGAATCTTCACCATCTTCTTTACACAAGCCAAAGGAATCATTGTCCGATCCCCAAAAGTTAAAGAGCCATCATCGTCCCGATCATAAGAAGCAAACAACTTAACAGCGTCGCCATCCTTCTTATATAACCAACCTTCGTTAACAGGATAAGCTAACTTCATCTTGTCAAAATTCTTTTCATCGGCCCAACCTGAGTCAGACAAAATATCAACCCACTCCACTCTTACTTTCACATAAGGAATATCGTTCGGCTGTTCTATACTTACTGCTTTTCTTTTTACTCTTGGTTTTCTTTTCTTTGGTTTTCTTTGTGGCATAGTAATATCTTGGGTTGTGCTTTTTATTGAACATATCCCAAAAACCCTTTTCTGTCATCATACTAATCTCCCTATCTAAAAAAATCTGTATATGTATGGTAAAAAAATCAGTTTTACCAGATTTTTGAATCGAAGACGGGCTAGATAGAGCTCCTGTATACTTATGTCGCAGGTAGCACTAAAGTGACAAAATATTTTGTCACATGACACTTTATTTTATAACATTTTGGCAATCATTATTGTTGTATACCAACACTTCTAAGCCAAAACGACACTTTGACAAAATATCCAGAGCACTTTTTTATTTTTTTTTTTATTTTTTTTACCATACATATACAGATTTTGTCCCTTACCCTTTTGGCCACTATTCTGCCACATTTCTGCCTTATTTTCGCCACAATTGCTAGGAGTTAAAGGCGCCTTTTTTATGATGGGTGCCGCTGTGATGTTGCAAGATGAGGGGTTTGAAACTCATCACAACAGCTTAGAGGCCCATCGTCCCCCAAAACCTTAGTTTCACCCCATTCTGTAATTCTATTTATTTTTTTTCATTTCTTCCAATAAACTTTTTAGATCCCCTTGTTTGACTATATTTTCTTTTTCATCAAACTTTAACTCGTGATACATATCTAATCTTTTTAAAAACTTGTGTTTATATTCTTTTAAATCAGCCCCAGAAATCTTGAACTCTTGGTAATATAGGTCAGGAGTACATACCATTATTACACCCTGTTCAATTTTTGATTTATATACATAATCATGGGCCATGATATATGCAGCAATTTGCAAGAAATAATCATCTATCCATTCTTTTTTCTTAGGTCTATTTGCTTGTTTAAAATCTACAATTGTTTCTAGATCATTGTGTAGACATACCAGGTCAGTACTGCCAGCGTATAGACCAGGATAATGTAACATAACTTCCGAGCCATAGTATTCCGAAATAGGTGTAAGACCCACTTCAATAATTTTTTTGGCCATGGGCTTCGCCTCTTGTCCGATCCCCGTAAGATCATCGTAGCCAATTCCTTGGATATGAGACTCCAGGAATTTGTGCATGGCAGTCCCCCGCTTACTAGATAAATTCTTGATTCGCTCTGCTTCTGTTTCTCCAACTTTGGCCTTCCAGTCTTTTAAAAATTGTTGATTTTTTGTTTTGCCTAATACAGTAGTTACACTTGGAAGTCTAGACCCATTGAAGTCATAAATTCGACTTCCAGATTCTTCATCCGTAATCTGTTTTCCTTGTAAATAGTTGTATTTATTGCTTTTTTTCAACTCTCATCCCGTAATTATTAATTCCTTTTTTAACCTTTAATCCTTTTTTCTTTTTTAATTCATTCTTTTTAAATGGTTTATAATCTACCTTGTGATGCCAACGATTAAATCTCCAGACAACTTCAGCTACATCTGGATGTAATTCTGCTAACATTTTAGATTTATCCAATGTGCCATTTTTATAAATTTCTTCATTGCCACCTTTCATAGTTTGAGTAGTAGCTTTTTCTTGTATGAATGCATTGAATTGAATCGTGCACCAACCATCTTTTAAAACTCTTAAAGATAAATCTGTATCTTCATTATATTTTGCTCTCCAACGGTAGGGTATGTCATTTCTAATTAATAGACAAGAATAGATTCTAGTATTTGTTACAAACGCTGGTAGTTTTGTTTTAGCTTTAGCTAGAAAATCATAATTAAATCCAGCAAGAGCAACGTTTTCATATCTTTCTATAAAATCTTCTGCAGCTTTGAATATAGTTCCTGATGTAACGTGAATATATAAATTTCTATTTATTCTACCAAAAGCTTTAATATTATCATCTAATAACCAATGGCTCGTGGCGCCATTTTCTAATGCATGTTCCCAGCAGAAATTTCTAGCAGGACCAGAACCATTCGAAGTTCCATGGTCCGTGATAAATGATTCTTCTTGATATAGCGTTGAGGTGCATGAATCATAGTCATCAATGTATTTTTTAGGAAGAATTAATATTTTATCTTCGTTAATGACTTTTGCGTATTGTTCATACTCTTGTTCTTCAACGACCATTTGATAAGGCATATCCATTTTATCAAGAGCCTTGCTCGTATGACGGCTTTCCCATCGTCCTTTGGATATAATATAAACTGGATGTTTAGGATTCATCAACGTACCGTTTGTCAGCATATCTCCTCTTCTTCCATTCTGGATACCATAAACTTGGAGCCTTGGTTATCTTTTGACCAATCAACTCAGCAAATTTATCAATATCCTCTTGATTTCTAAAATGCACTACTATCTTTCTAAAGGAAGACAAATCTTCCATTTCAAATTCAGGCATATCTTGCCATTCTTTTTTCCAATTATTTTTTTTCATTTCTTTTGCCATATAATTTCTGCCACGACCAAACATTTATTTTACTTGCCCAGTGGTATATAAATTCTAAAAGTTTTTTTTTCATTTGTCCCAAACTTCTCTATACTTTAACAAAGTATTTCGTATTTTTTCTATTCTTTCAAATAGAATTTTATAACTAGGCGCATCATGTTTCATTTGATTAGCCCAATCCTGAGTCATTGAAAAATTTTTTGGACTGTTATCTGTTCTATCACCATTTACATGTTCAGTATGGGCGTTATTCCCTTTAACATTAATTATTTTATCAGTTAATTTACATCTAACATAAGGGGTCATAATAGGTGTACCGTCATCATAATAATCCAATTCTCCCGTCCATTGATTCACTGCTTGTTGTGGATCATTTTCTTTTGTCATACCTTGTTTAGTTAATGCAGGCCATAATAACTTTAAACAATCTAATAATTTTGTATTTTTATGTTTTAATCCCATTCTATTTCTCCTTATTTTGTTTCTTGATGGTCCATATAAAAATGCTCTACCTATTTTTCTCAATAAAGACTCTTTATATATAAACTCTTTTTTAGGTTTCCCTTTTTCATATACATAACGCCAAATTTTTCTCCACTCTCGCCTGCCCTCTCGAGATTTAATTTTTTCAGCTGCACCTTCGGATAAATGATAATTAATAGTAGATTTAGAACAACTTAATTTTGATGCTATTTCTCTATAAGACAAATTATTTTTTCTTAGGTCTAGGATTTTTTCTTTCAGTTGCCGTGCAATTGAAGCGTTATTTCTCACTTTCTAACCTCAATGGTCCCTGTTCCATGGTCCGTGATCTGTTTTCCTTGTATATAGATGTATTTATTGGATTTTTTCATTCTATATCCTCCGTCCCATATCTTTCTTTAACAATCGTTAAAAAAGCTCGAGCCA